AAGCTTTAACTTCTGATGTTTTTCCTTGGTATTTAAATAATAATAAAACATCCAAAGACCCTAAAGAATATACAAAACATAAAAGTGATTACCAACTTACTCATGTTTTTTTTGAAGATAATAAAATAAATTCTAATGCTTATAGTTTATTAGAACCTATTATAGAAATATTAAAACCTAAATATTTTATAAGAATAAAAGCAAATTTAGTTTCTAATACAGATAAAGTTTATAAGTTTGATAAACACACAGATCAAGAGTATAAATGTAAAGCAGCTATATTATATATTAATACTAATAATGGTTTAACATTGTTTAAAGATAGAAAAGTACAAGCAAAAGAAAACAGTATAGTATTTTTTGAAGGAAATGAAACCCATCAAGCGACAACTTGTACAGATCAAAAATATAAAATAGTAATTAATTTTAACTATCAATAATATGAATTGGAAAAAAGATAAATTTACTGTAATAAAAGGAGCCGTAAGTAAGGATATCGCTGAGCTTTTAAAAAACTATATCTTGCTTAAAAGAAAAGTAACTCAAGCATTTATTACAACTAAACATATATCAGAATTTAATCATGACTGGGGCACTTGGAGAGATAAACAAGTTCCAGGTACTTATTCTCATTATGGAGATGTGATGATGGAAACATTATTAACTACATTAAAACCAAAAATGGAAAAAGCTACAGGTTTAAAATTATTTGAAAATTATTCTTACACTAGAGTTTATAAAGTGAAAGATGTATTACATAGACACAAAGATAGATTTAGTTGTGAAATATCAACTACATTAAATTTAGGCGGAGATAAACCTTGGCCAATTTATATAAACCCAAATGAAAAAGAAGGTGGAATAAATCCAACAACAAGAGATTATGATGCGTCTAAATCTAAAGGAGTTAAGGTAGATTTAAAACCTGGTGACATGTTAGTTTATAGAGGTGATTTACTAGAACATTGGAGAGAGCCTTATACAGGAAATTATTGTGCACAAGTATTTTTACATTACAATAACAAAGCAACTAAAGGTGCAGAAGAAAACGCTTTTGATAGACGACCACATTTAGGGTTACCAAGTAGATTTAAAAGAGTAGAAAAAAAGATTCCGAGATAATGAAAGACTTTCCTATTATAAGGATTGATAATTTATACGACTTTTCTAAAGGAGAGCATACAAGAGTTAAAAATAAAGTTATTGATCAAATTAAAAGAGCACAGTGGGATAATAATTATGCTCTTGAAAAAAGTAAATTTACTACAAAACTTTATAATACATTTGTAAATACTGCTCAAAAGCATTTAAAGTTTAAAGTTAATAAAGATTTGAATAGAGATTTTTGTTGGGCTGTAGCTTCTAATAAAGACTTTAAACCATCTGTTAATTGGCATAATCACATTAAATCTTCAACTATTAATTCAGTTTATTATTTAGATATACCAAAAGATATGGAAGGTGGTGAAATAGAATTTAGAAATCGAAGAAAAGATATATTAAAAATTAAACCTAAAACAAATGAGTTATATATTTTTCCATGCTGGTTATGGCATAACCCTGTTAATGTTAAATCAAAACAGCTTAGACTTTCGATAAATATGGAAATAATTGCAATAGAAAAACATTGGGAAATATTTAATGAAAATAACTAATTATAAAATAGAAAGCTGGTTCTCTGTTCCTATCTTATCACACTACAATCCAGAATGGGCTAAAAAATTATTAAAGCCGTCCCTTAAATATTTAGACTATGAAAAGATTAATAAAGAAAGATTTTATAAAGGTAGAACTACATACGACACTAAATATAATTTAGCTAAACAACCTGAATATCAAAAGTTTTTAAAATATTTAAAACAAGTGGCACAAGCTTATTTAACAGATTTAGGTTTTGATTATAGTCAAATAGCTAAAAAATTTGATCCTTATTTTTTTACCACAGAATTGAATAAAGGGTCTTATCAAGAAAGACATATACATAAATATCAGCTATCAGGCATTCTATATTTAAAAGTACCAGAAGGTTCTGCTCAAATTATTTTTAACGATCCTATACATGTAAGAGAATATACTAATTGGCCTGTATTGGATTATCAAAATATAAATACTTTTGGTACTGTTTCATATAAACCTGTAGTAGGAAGTCTTTTATTATGGCCATCTTGGTTGTATCACGAAGTTCCTACACACAAAATAGATGATAATAGAATTGGTCTGGTATTAAACCTCTAGAAATCCACAATAAATCTGATATAATCTAGCGTTAAAACAGGTTTTTTTATGCTACAAAAATTAGGCTTTGCCCCAGGATTTAATAAACAAGTAACGGAAACCGGAGCCGAAGGGCAATGGTTTGATGGTGATAACGTACGTTTTAGGTATGGTTCACCTGAGAAAATAGGTGGTTGGGAACAACTAGGGGTTAGTAAATTAACTGGTGCCGCTAGAGCTATTCATCATTGGGACGATAACTCAGGTGTTAAATACGCTGCTATTGGAACAAATAAAATTTTATACGTATATTCTGGTGGTACATACTATGACATACACCCTATTAAAACTACTTTAACAGGAGCTAATTTTACCAGCACATCTTCATCAACCACAGTTACGGTAACATGCACCGGGGCTCATGGATTATTAGAAGATGGTATTGTTTTATTTGATAGTGTAACAGGTTTATCTGGTTCTACTTTTACCAATGCAACTTTTGAAGATGAAAAGTTTATGGTTACTTCTGTGCCTACATCTACAACATTTACGATTACTATGGCTACTCAAGAAACTGGAACTCCGTTATCAACTGCAGGGTCAGCTTCTGTCTTATGTTATTATGACGTAGGACCCTCACAACAATTAGGTGGCTTTGGTTGGGGTACAGGTCTTTGGGCAGGAACTGCATTAGGACCAGCAACGAGCACTCTTGCAACTGCCATAACAGATCTGACTACGACTGATATTGTATTAGCCAGCACTGCAGCTTTTCCATCAACTGGAGAAATAAGAATTGGAACAGAAGACATAAGTTTTACAGCTAACAATACCACAACTAATACTCTAAGCGGAGGAGCTCGAGGTGTTAATGGAACAACCAAAGCGACTCACAGTGGAGGTGCTACGGTTACCAATATATCTGACTTTGTAGGTTGGGGTGAAGCATCTTCTTCTGACTTTACGATTGACCCAGGACTATGGATATTAGATAACTATGGTACAAAATTAATTGCTCTTATATATAATGGTGCTTGTTTTGAATGGGATGCAGCAGCAGCCGGGTCTACTAGTACAAGAGCCACTCTTTTACCAAATGCACCGACTGCATCAAGACATGTATTAGTATCTACACCCGACAGACACTTAGTATTTTTTGGTACAGAAACAACTGTAGGAAGTGCTAGCACTCAAGATGATATGTTTATTAGATTCTCTTCTCAAGAAAGTATTGATCAAACAGATTCATACACAGTCAGAGCTGACAATACCGCAGGTACTCAAAGACTTGCTGATGGTTCAAGAATTATGGGAGCTATCAAAGGTAGGGATGCTATTTATGTATGGACTGATACTGCACTATTTCTTATGAAGTTTGTGGGTCAGCCGTTTACTTTCTCTTTTGAACAGGTAGGAACTAACTGCGGACTAGTGGGAAAAAATGCTTGTATAGAGGTAGATGGTTCTGCCTATTGGATGTCAGAAAATGGATTCTTTACATATGATGGTCAATTAAAATCAATGCCTTGTTTAGTTGAAGACGATGTTTATGATGATATAAATTTAGTTTCTAGAGATCTTATTAATGCAGGACTAAATAATCTATTTGGAGAAATAAGTTGGTTTTATTGCACAACAAACTCTAATCAAATTAACAGGGTAGTTACATACAATTATCTAGACTCAACACCTAAAAGACCTATATGGACAACAGGCACTTTACCTAGAGCAGCATGGCAAGACTCTGCTGTATTCGAACGACCTCATGCTACCTACTATGATCCTAGCAGCAATAGCTCTTACGATGTTACTGGTAATACAGACGGATGTACTATATACTATCAACAGGAAACAGGAACCGATCAAGTAAATGCTGGTGGTGTTATTACCGCTGTTATTGCTAGTATTACTTCTGGTGATTTTGATATTACACAAAGAAGAGCTGCAAGCGGTCAAGCACTTGGTTCACCAGACTTGAGAGGTGATGGAGAATTTATAATGAGAATAAGCAGATTTATACCAGATTTTATTAGTCAAACAGGTAACACAGCAATTAAATTTAAAACAAGAGTTTATCCAAATAGTGCACAAGTTACGAATACTTTTTCTTGTGATTCTACAACAACTAAAAAAGATGTTAGAGTAAGAGCAAGACAGATTGCTCTTGAGGTTGCTAATACTGCAGCCGGTGAAGATTGGAAGTTGGGTACATTTAGATTAGACATACACCCAGGAGGTAGAAGATAATGGCAAAGAAACCAATAGTACAAGGTGGAGTAGAAAACTATTTAGGTAAACAGCCACAGGTTGTTGCACCTAGAAAATGGCAATCTAGTCCTGATGCTCCTGCAACAGAACTTGCATATATTACAAAAGAAGAAAAAGATTTAATACTTAAAAAAGATATACATGGATCTTTATCTAAAGGTCCTAACATGGGTCCATCAGGAATTATGTCACTAGATAGTTTTGGTGATGTAGGTGGTGGCGGTGCATCAGGGGGAGACACAGATGCTGGTGGTGGATACGATTCAGGTCCTGGAGGTGGAGGTTTTTCTGGTCAAGGACCAGGAGAGAGCGATAGAGATTTTGATAGAAGAACAGCAAATCAAAGAGCTACATTACAAATGGCAGAAAGAGCACAAGCTGGTAGACTGGGTTATGATGAAAGAGCTAACATTGCTAATAGAACTTATGGTCCTTTACAAAAATACACAGGCAGAAGTCGTTTATTTGGTGGTGCAAATAAATATGGATATACAGATACACTAGCTGATGGTTCTCTTAAACCAGGTTTTGGTGGAAGATTGTTTGGTGGATTGATGAGTTTAGTAACAGGCATACCTTTTGTAGGTGGTGCTATTGGTAGTGCGTATGACAAAGGTCAAGGATTATTTAGAAATAAATTTTATGATGACATGGGTGACTATAATCGTCTAGGTTTATTTGGAACACCAACAGGAACATTAGACGAGGATGAAGATGAAAAAATTTCAGAAACAAGTTTTACACTTAATGATCCTAGTAATATTAATAATCAAGCTTTAAACGTTCCATTAAATACTAATGAAGGTATAGTAAATACAAACGCTTTTACTAGCGCGGACTTTGGTTTAGGAGACATGGACGGTAGCTAATGGCAAAGATAGTACAATCATTAACTAGAGCTCAACCTGAGTACGATCAAAAAAATCTACAATCGTTAGTTAGGGATTTAGATGGTGTAATAACAAAATTAAATTCTTCATTTCAAGATGAAGTTAAACAAGAGATAGAAGCTAAAAGTTTCTTTTTAGAATAATGGCAGTAGTAAATCAGTATAAATTTTACGGGAAAACTACCACTGCTGCAGAGACCGTAACAATGCTTTCTCCAAGTGTTAACGAAACTATTATAATAAAATCTTTAAGAGTAACAAATAAATCAGGATCTAATACACCAACAGTTACAATAAAAAACAATGCATTTGAGATAGTAAATACACAAACGTTAGTAGCCGCTACTAGTGTTGAAATATTAACCTTACCTTTGATTGTAGAAGGTGGGACAACATTAGCTTATACTACAGCAGGCACTGTATCTGATGGTGTGGTTTTTGGTATTAGTTATCTCAATATATTAAAGGAGAAAACAGACTAATGGAACTAAAACAAGCAAAGGTAGAGACGACTTATAGACATAAAAAAACTGGTGAGGTTTTTCAGGAGAGAAAAGACTGGGAATCCAAGGGTTATAAGAACGAGGACATGGCACAGGACGTAAAAGTAATAATGCCAGCTCTTGATTTGTTCTCTAAAACCAAGTAAAACGAACAATTAAGGTAAAAATATGGCAATATCTAGAATGCAAGAACCCAGACAATTATACGGATTAGGAAGCTTAGTTAAAAAAGCTGTTCGTGGTGTTAAGAAAGTTGCTAAAAGTCCATTGGGTAAAATAGCTATTGGTGGTGCATTAGCATTTGGTTTACCTGGAACACAGTTTGGTGGTCTATTAGGTAGAGCAAGTTTTGGTCAAGCGGCACCAGGTATATTTGGAAACACTGGTGGTGTTGGTGCTTTATTTAATCAAGGTAAAGCAGCACTTGCAAAAAGATTTGTAGGAAATACAGCAAGAGAAGCAGCAATTATGAGAAACGCTGGCGGTGCAAATAAAGGTGGTTTTTTTAGTTCATTAAATCCTTTCGGTGGTAACTTTAGTGGTAAGAATGCATTTCTTACAGCAGGTGCTTTAGCAACTGCAGCACCTTTTTTAGCTGACATGTATGGTGATGAAGAAATTGAAGAAGACGTCGATGTCATGGACATTGCTGATATTAGAAACCGTGCAAGAGATTATTACAGAGGAGCTACAGACACAGGATTAGAATTTATGCCAGGTAAAAGTTTTGTACAACCTAATTTTTATGCAGCTGCAGGTGGTAGAGCTATGCTAAATATGGGTGGTGGTGCTGGTGAACAACAAGCACAACAAATGCTTATGATGGAATTTGTAAAATACAAAAACAAAGGTGGCACACTATCTTTTGAACAATTTGTAAAAGCAGTAATGCAACAACAAGCACCTGAAGGTGCAGGTATGGAACAACCTATGGCTATGGCAGCTAATGGTGGTAGAATAGGTTACTCAAATGGAGGAAGCCCTTTCTCTATGTTAGAAATATTTAAATTAAAAAACTTAGGTTTCGATATAGAGTCTAGAGGCACAGAACCTTTTGGTGGTGTTGAAGTATTAAAAGATATTTTAAGAGTAAACAGAGCTGATGGTGGGATCATGGAAACTGAAGAAGCATCAGAAATGATTGACATGGGTGGTATGGAAAAAGATTATAGAAACGAAGGTGGTTTTGTAGCAATGGGTGAGAAAGAAAAAGCTGACGATGTGCCCGCTAGACTATCTAAAAATGAGTTTGTATTTACAGCAGATGCTGTTAGAAATGCAGGAGACGGCGATATAGATAAAGGCGCTGAAGTTATGGAAAATTTAATGAAAAACTTAGAACAAGGTGGACAAGTTTCTGAGGATTCACAAGGATTAGAGGGTGCACAAGCAATGTATGATCAACAACAAATGTTACAATCGAGGATAGCATAATGGCAATATCAGATTTTATAGAACCGGCAATAAAAGATTACACAACACAGGCGACAGCCACTTACTCGGCACCTATTGATACAAGTAAATTCACTGGTAGACAATTTGTTGCTGGTGAAGACCCTTTACAGTCTCAAGCAATTAACATTGCACAACAAGGTGTAGGATCTTATCAACCGTTTTTATCTGCAGCACAAGCTGCACAACAACAAGCAGCTGGAACCGTAGGTGGACTAGGTGCTTTTCAAACAGGAGCAGGTGGTATTGCACAAGGTGCAGCCGGCATGACAGGTGCTGGTGCTTATCAACCTTTTATGTCACCTTATCAACAACAAGTTATTGATACTACTCTTGCAGAGTATGACAGAGGAGGTGCACAAGGAGCACAAACTATTAGAGATGCAGCATTTGATTCTGGAAACTTTGGTGGTGGTAGAGAAGGAGCAATGTTAGGTCAGTACGATGCAGATAGATTAGCAAACAGAGCTGCTTTACAAGCACAATTATTACAATCAGGATTTACGCAAGCAAATCAATTAGCACAACAAAATTTTAAAAATCAAGGAGACTTGTTTAACATGCAAAGAGGTTTATTTGGACAAGGCTCTGATTTAGCTGGTCTACAATCTGGTCTAGCTGGTCAACAATATGGTCTATCTAATTTCCAAAGACAAAACATGGGTGCAGATGTTTCTGCATTAGGAAGTCTTGGTGCATTAAGACAAGGTATGAACCAAGCTATGTTAGGTGCTGATCAACAAGCAGCACAAACTGCAGCTTATGAACCTTACGGAAGATTAAGTCAATACGGCAATGCATTAACTGGTTTAGCAGGTGGTGTATCAGGACAACAATATATGGAACCTCAAGCAGCAAGTCCGTTCTCAACTGCTTTATCTACAGCTTTAGGTGTTGGTGGGTTGTACGGAAAAATATTTAAGTAGGTAATTATGAAACCATTAAATAGACCAATGTTTAGATACGGAGGCCCCATTAAAGAGGGGATTATGTCTGGTATTAAAGAACCTAGACAAAAGTATAATCAGGCAGGAAGTGTACAACCTCAAAATCAATATAAATTTAGTGAAACACCTATTGCAAAAGCAGGAACTGGTTTTGTAAATTATGGACCTAATGCTGCACTAGCTGGCATATATGATTTAGGAGCTGTTCCTATTAATACTGCAGCAAGACTGTTTGGTTATAACCCAGGATTTTCTGGAACTAAATTTGTAGACACATTAACTGGTGGAAATTTTAGTAAACAAACTGGATACGACCCTAATGTTGCTAAATTTTTTGGATTCGACACAAGTGCTAAAAAAGGATTTACTACTCCGTCTATGAATGTAGAAGAAAAGATTACAGAGCTAGAGAATAAAGGTGGTAACGTAGAAGAAGTAGAAGATACAACAACAATTAAAACAGGTGGTGGTGGTGTTCAATTAACTGACAAAGAAAAAAGAGCTAAAAAACTTCAAGAGTATAGAGACATTGTAGATATTAAAGGTATGAATAAACAAGCTGCTTATGATTCTTTACTTGCAGCTAGTGCAGCTGTTAACGAAGCAGGCGGAGATTTAAAAGGAGCTATAAAAGATGGCAGTTTAATTAATCGAATTATACAATCAACTGGTAAAGCATTTGACAAACCTCAAAAAACTAAAGATGCAATTGATACATTAATATTAAAAGGACAAATAGAAAAAGATATTAAAGGACCAGATGCTTTTGATAAAAAAGTAGCATTACTAGGTTTAGATGATCCAAAAGCTGCTGAAAAATATAGAAAAAAAGAATTAGGAATATTAGATTTTACTGAAGCTAAAATTGCAGCTAGTAAAGATCTTTCTGGTCAAGCAGCTATTGACGCTGGAGCAAATCTTGCGTCTGACAATTTTAAAGGAAACATAGTTACAAATTCAGATTGGACAAAAATAGAAGAAAATTTAATAGAAAAATTTCCTAACGATAATACTATAGATAGAATTACAAAATGGACAGAAGAAAAAATTAAAGGAAGAGATTTACCTGATGGAGACTACACAGTTGGAGATTCTTTAGTTTCTATTAAAAAAAATAAAGTAATTGAAGTGCAGCTATAGGAGGTAACATATGGCCTCAAACTACGACTATTCAGATTTTGTAAGTTCTTCAGAAAAAAATAATAAAGTTGGAACACTAGAATCTATGCTATCAGGTGTAGCATCAGGTTTAATTGCAATACCAAAAGGTTTTTTTTCATTGGGTGCAAGTCTTATGGACCTTGGTGTTAACAGTGGTAAAGCTGCTGCTGTAGAAAAATGGTTTGATGATCTTACAGATTTTGATGAAAAAGCAGAAGCAACAGCTGCTGGTAAAATTACAGAAGCATTAGTTAACATTGGTATACCAGGTGGTCTTGCATTTAAATCTGCAAGTGGTCTAGCAAAGACTGCAATGCTTGCAGGTAAAAATAAAAAATATGTTAGACTAGGAAATAAAAATTTAGTTGGTGCAGCTGACACAGCATTAGGATTAACTACTAGAGGTAAAGGAAGACAATTTATTGCTGGTGCATTAGGTGGTGGTGTTGCAGAAGGTGTATTTGTAGGTGATGCAGAAAAAATTGGTACGTTTGGAGATCTTATTGGAGGTCCAACAGCAATAGATAGAAGTGATACAGATCCAGATGCAGCAAGAGAAATATTAAATAGAATTAAATTTGGTACAGAAGGTGCATTATTTACCGGTATTATTGGTGGCACAGGTAGAGTTATTAAAAAAATAACAGATAGAAACAAAGGATTAGATACAGCTAACTCTGAATTAGATAGATGGATTGATACTGTTGCCTCAAAATTTAGAGCGCGTAGTGGTACAACGAAAGAATTTTTTGATATAAAAAGACAATCTATTGGTGCGCAAGCAGCTGATGCCAACGTTGCAAGAAATTTATCAAGAGAACTAGACGTTGATGTAGATAAATTGTTTCCACCCATTAGAACAGTGTTTAATAAACAAACTGCAAAAGAAAGAACACAATTTTTAAGTGAAGTAAATGAGGCTTTAGTATCTGGTTCTCCTACGTTAACTCGTGAAGGAGAAAAAAGAGTTTTAAATGCAGAAGGTAGAAAATTATTTTCTGCGGCGTCACCAGAAGCCGAAGATTTAATTATACAAAGAATGAAAGAAGCAGATTTAAATAAATATACAGAAGTAATAGACAGCAATAGAATGATAGCACAATTTGGGGACATGGATGCTGCTGCAGTAAAAAAAGTAAGAGACAAAATTAAAAAATTTGCACCAACTAAAGAGGCTGCTGAAGAATTAGAAAAATCTATTTTTGGTGGACTATCTGTTATGAGAAGTAAGTGGGCAAATTTGTTTACTAAATTAGGTGGTGCTTTAGATCCAGAAGATTTAGTAAAATTTAAAGATGCATTTAGTAAAAAATTTAAAGGATACCTTGGTGCTACATATGATATTTTTCAAGACAAAAGTATTTTACCTTGGTTAAGATATAAACCTGCAGCTGAAGCTATAGAAAATGCTAAAACATTATTTAAATCT